ATACTGGATGTCTTATCGAGCATTTTGGCAACGCAGATGCCGTGCCGCAGCTGCCGGAGCGGTGCTTAAGCCGCAAGGCGGGAATTGTGCGGTGTTGCCTTAGGCTATCTGGCAGTTTCAAATCTAATTGCTAATTCAAAACGGCCTTTGCGCCCCAAAAATTCCTAACTCCTGCTTCCTGACTCCTACCTTCCTCAGTGTACTCTCGTTCCGGTGGGCACGTTATCGCTGTAGAAAGCGATCTCGCAGCCGCCGTCAGCGGTGTCAGCGGCAACGATCATGCCCTCGCTGGTATACTTGCCCTTCATCATCGGGCGGGGTGCCAGGTTGGCCACAATGGCGATCTTTTTGCCGATCAGATCTTCCGGCTTATACCACTTGGCAATGCCGGACAGGATGCAGCGCTCGCGCTCGCCGTCAAACACGGTCAGGTGCAGCAGCTTCTTGCTTTCTTTCATGTTTTCGCAGGCGCGCACTTCGGCCACGCGCAGCTCCACCTTGCAGAAGTCGTCAAAGCTGATCTCCGGCTCATGGTCGGTGATTTCAGCAACGGCTTCCTCTTTCTTTTCCTCGGCCTTGGGGGCAGCGGCGGCTTCGGCAGCAGCCTTCTGCTTGGCGTCCTCGGCTTCCAGATACTCGATTTCCTTCTTCACGTCAATGCGCGGGAAGAGGGCTTCGCCCTTGTGCACATGGTATTCGGCCGGATGGTTTGCCAGGTCGGCATAGCTCAGATCGCACAAACCCAGCTGCTCGGCCATCTTGGGTGCGGTGTTGGGCAGGTAAGCCTGCATCAGCACGGTAACGGTGCGCAGGGCATCGCACAGGTTGTAAAGAACAGCTTCCAGGCGGGGCTTGGTTTCCTCGCTCTTGGCCAGCACCCAGGGGGCAGTCTCGTCAATATACTTGTTGGCGCGCTGCACAACCTCAAAAATGGCGATCAGTGCAGTGGGTACATCCAGAGCATCCATGGCGGCATCCACCTTGCCGGGCAGGGCGGCAGTCAGGCTTTTCAGCTCATCGTCCAGGGCATCGGCCTGGCCGTTGGCGCTCACAGCACCGCCAAAGTACTTTTCGCACATAGCGACCGAACGGGACAGCAGGTTGCCCAGGTCGTTGGCCAGGTCGGTATTGATGCGGTTGATCAGGGCTTCATTGGTGAAAGCACCATCGTTGCCGAACGGAACTTCGCGTAACAGGAAGTAACGCACAGCGTCCACGCCGTAACGGTCGCACAGCTTGACGGGGTCTACCACGTTGCCCTTGGACTTGGACATTTTGCCGCCGTTCAGCAGCAGCCAGCCATGGCCAAACACCTTGGTGGGCAGGGGCAGATCCAGAGCCATCAGCATGGCAGGCCAGATGATGGTGTGGAAACGCAGAATCTCCTTGCCGACCATGTGGATGTCAGCGGGCCAGTACTTATCAAAGTCGTGGTAGGTATCGTTATCATAGCCCAGTGCGGTGATGTAGTTGGAAAGTGCATCGATCCACACATAGATGGTGTGCTTCGGGTCAAACGGAACCTGGATGCCCCAGGAAACGCTGGTACGGGATACACAGGTATCCTGCAGGCCCTGCTTGATGAAGGCGATCATCTCGTTTTTGCGGGTAGCGGGCTGGATGAAATCCGGGTGCTCGTCATAATATTTCAGCAGACGGTCAGCGTATTTGCTGGTCTTGAAGAAGTAGGCTTCCTCCTCTGCCTCATAGACAGGGCCGCCGCAGTCGGGGCACTTGCCGTCTTTCAGCTGGGCTTCAGTCCAGAAGCTTTCGCACGGCTTGCAGTACATGCCCTTATAGGTGCTCTTGTAGATATCACCCTGGTCATGCAGCTTGGTAAAGATCTTCTGCACACTCTTGACATGATAGTCATCGGTGGTACGGATAAAGCGGTCATAGCTGACGTCCATGGTCTTCCACAGGTCCTTGACGGTAGCCACAATGGCATCCACGTATTCCTTCGGCGTTACACCCTTGGCGGCGGCCTTATCCTGGATCTTCTGGCCGTGCTCGTCGGTGCCCGTCAGGAACATGACGTCATAGCCCTGCATCCGCTTGTAGCGTGCCAGTGCATCACAGGCCACGGTGGTATAGCTATGGCCAATGTGCAGCTTATCGCTGGGGTAATAGATGGGTGTTGTGATGTAAAACTTTTTGTTTTCCATATTTATAATAACTCCTTCCCGGAATAAAAACGATAATGCGCAATTAGCAATCAGAAATGCGGAATTCGTAATTTGAGGTAAGGCTGACACCGCAGGCAGCTCTTAGGCCGGAGCCGAGCCGTTTTTTACGGGGCTTTTTCAACTCTCAGCCGCTCCGTTTTCCCTACCGCAAAAACTCCTAAGGCAATACCGCATAATTCTAAGTGCCGATACGGCGAGCGAGGTGCGGCAGATGCTAAGCCAAAAGCGCAGATAATACTGGA